ATTCAGGACGACCAGACCGGACAGCTTGAGGGCAAAGTCCGCAGCGCTGGCGAGAATTTCAACCGCCATATGAACAAAATGGTATTCCAGGCACTGAACGGCGGCGATGGCTCTACTTACGGCTTATGCTATGACGGCCTGAGCTTCTTCAATGACGCGCACGTCGACAAAGGCGCGGATTACACCACCGCGCAGGATAACAACTTCGCGCTGGCGCTTAGCCTCGACAACTTCACCACCGTACTCAATGCGGCTCGCCTGTTCATGGATGACCGGGGCGAATACACCGACCACAGCTACGACTTGATCGTTGTTCCGCCCGCGTTAGAGTACACCGTTGCCCAGATCACTGGCAACGCGCAAGCATACGACACCGGCAACCGCGAAGCCAACCCCTACGCCAGCCGCTTCCAGTACATCGTTTCGCCGTACATGGACGCGACCGCTTGGGCGCTGCTCGCTTCTTCTCAGGTGCAGAAACCGTTATACCTCGCCATGCGCGAACAGCCGAACCTGCAACAGGCCTGGTTCGACCCGGAAGGCCCCGACGGCGGCATGTTCTATTTCAAGTTCTACGCTCGCTATAACGTAATGTTTGGCGATTGGAGACTTGCGGCTCTCGGCAACACGTAGGCAAACCGTGTGATGTAATGGGGCGGGGTAACAGCCGCCCCATAAAAAAGGAGAAGAACAATGGGATCAGAAACGAATTTCAGCAGTTTAGTAGCGGACGCCGTCACCGCAACCACCTTCACCGGCGCGTTGACTGGTAACGCCACCACAGCCACCACAGCCTCGGCGCTGGCTGGTTTTCAGACCTTGCCCGCCGCCACCGCCTACGTAGGCGCGGCAGCCGGAACACTGGCAATCAGCCCGGCGGCTGGTCGTGCAAGCCTGACCAAAGCGGACGGCGCAGGCGCTTACACGCTCGCGGCTCCCGGCGCTGGTAATGTCGGGAAAATGCTGGTTATTGAAAACGGACACGCCACCGCCCACGTTGTCACCGTGACAGGCCTTGCGGGTGGAAACACCCTGACCTTCACTAACGTGGTAGGCGCAGCCGTTTTATTGTACGCGGTTTCAGCTACCGTGTGGGCGGCTCTTGGGTTGGGCGGCGCGGTACAGTCTCAGGTTGGATAACATGAGAGCGAAACTATCAGCGTCCTACTCTCATAACAAAGTGCGCTTGCTGGCAGGGCGTGAGTTCGTGAAAAACGAATACCGTGACGTGCCAGAAGAGCGCGAGGATGAAGCCCGACGGTTAGCAGGTTGGAACATTCTTGATATTGAGACGGACGCGCAGGAAACCGAAGAGCGCGAGGTTGAGAAACCGCGCCGGAGGCACAAATGAGCATACGAACAGTAGGGCCGTTCTCGTCTGGCGCAGCGGTTGGGGCTGATGGCGCGGCGACTGCCAACGCGGACAGCAGCAAACCATTCAGCGGAATTGTGCTGAGCGTAGACGTGAAATACGTAGATAGCCCGCCAGCCGGAACAACTGACGTGGTCGTAAAGACCAAAGGCACAAGCCCGCGCTGCCCGTCTGTAACAATTCTGACACTGACCAACGCAGCTATAGACGGTCGATGGTCACCGCGCTTGAACCTGCACGACACAAGTGGAGCATCGCTCGGCGCGTCTGAGTTTATCGCGATTGATGATTACATCAACGTGACCATAGCCGGTGCAAACGCAGCCGATAGCGTGTCTGTCTGGCTTACGATCGAGGACTGACACAATGACAATCGGCGCGCACTCATACGGCACAGCGGCAGGGGTAGGGGCGCTAACCCCTATCTACACCAACGGCAGCGGCACGTTTGACACGACAACGCAGCCCACATTGACGCAGCTGGAAGGCATGATCGACCAGGTATCGGCAATGATGAACGCAGTCCTGGCCGCGTCTGGTTTCGCTATTCCAGTCACGCAAGCCGACATAAAGCTCATGCTGGATATGTTTGTCAATCAAGAGGCTGCGTCAATCGTCGAAGGTATCAACGGATCGGGGCGTTTTGGACCATCCGACAAAAGCGGTGGAAAGTCGCGCTTTGAGCTAATCAGCGCCGATGTCAACAGCTTCATCCAAACGATGGCAGCCGGATTTGAGCGCATGGGCGCGACGCGCACCTACTCAGCGTTAGAAGGCATTGCCTACCGTGACAGCGACGACAACGGAAACCAAATCAATCCCATATTCCAGCGCGGCGCATTTGGCAACGTGTTTGAGGATTGGAGCGGCATAGATGGCGAGTAAAGCCGTTGTCAATGTAACCAGTAACCCGACCTTTCGCGACCTGCGAGGGCGCTTTGCGAAGGCGAGTAAAGCCTTGCTCGAAAACTTACGCGGAGAAATGCGCGGGCTTGGCAGTCGATTTGTAGCGGTAGCACGGACAGAAGCGCCGAGAAAGACGGGAAAATTTGCGGGCAGCATCAATTACAGAACGTTCAACACGGGCAATAGCCTGGGGTTCAATATCTACACTCAGCAGCCGCTTGGGACGTTCATCACCAAAGGCACGAAGCCGCACATCATCCGCGCGAAGAATGTCCGCTTTTTGCGCTTCTATTGGGCGAAGGGGCCGCAGGGCGCGGGCGTGTACTTCTTCCGCTCGGTGCGACATCCTGGCACGAAGCCAAACGATTACCTTGACCGCGCAATGAATAAATGGCGACCGGAAGCGCTGGCCGGATTACGGCGCGTATCGACCCGCTGGACGGCAGATATTATCGGAGGTGGTAAGTGAGCGAATCATCAATCAGAAGCGGGATAGCAACGGCGATCAAGGCAATGACTGAATTTGCCGACACTGACGTGGTAATAAACGATTGGAGCGTGCTGGATAAACCAGCCATTAACGCGCCTTATGTCATCATCGAAACGTCTGACAACTTCGACAGCCGGCAGGATACCATGACACCCAACACCACCTGGCAGATACCGATTATCCTCGTTGAAAAGTTTACCAAATGGAGCACAACGCTCACTAACCTATCGACGCGCAGACAGGCAATCATAGACAAGATCAACAGCGGGACAGTCAGAAGCGCGGGCGGGCTGGATGGGGTCACGATCGACCGCGTGTATAACGACGGTGACATCATCGAGTTTTATCGAAAATTTCAAGACCCTGAGAAATCACAAAACGCGCTGCCGGTGTTCCTGATGCAGCGAATTATTTTAGAAGCGGAGGAATACTAATGCCCGGTAGAGGAAAACAAACGCGCTGGGCGCGGATGTACGTAGATGGATACGACCTGAGCGGGGACGCTCGCAACGTAGGCAGCGCGGATTTGACCTATAACGAAGCCGACATGACAGCCTTCGCCAACTCCACGAAAAACTACTTAGCGGGCGGCACCCTGCAAGCGGGTATCAAAGGCTTTCAGGCCTTGATGAACGATGACGGCGGAGCGAGTTCCGCCCTAAACGCTGCTGCTGCAAGTGTGGTATCGCTGGCTTTTGGAAGTGAAACGGAGCCGGTAATTACCGACACAGTCTACATGATGTCATCGGTACAGCTTAGCGGCAACGCCTCGTTTGATAGCATGGCGGGCGTACTATCGGCTGATTTTGTATCAAAAGCCGTTAGTAACTGGCCGTGCGGAATTGTACTAAAAGCGAAGGCGACTATAAGCACCACATCCAGCGGGGCGGCGGCAAACAATGGCGCTGCAACACTAAACGGCTGGCACGCTAATTTGCACATCACCACCGGCGCGGGTGTGTTCGCTTTCAAAGTTGAACACAGCGAGGACGGTAACACATGGGCTGATTTAGGCGCTTTCACCATAACGGGCGCGGAAATCGCCGGTGAATCAATCAACGGAACTGGCACGGTTAATCAGTACGTGCGGTTTACGGCAACCAGAACAAGCGGCAGCGTGGTTGCCGTTTGCACATTCGCAAGGAATTAGGAGGTAATCAATGGCAGGTAGAGATAAATTAGAACGTGCATTTCGGCTTAGCTTTGATGACAGCGGCGGCGCGCCCCGCGATCTTAGCGGCGATTTAGTACCAGGATCGGTACAGGGTGGCGGCGTCGTGTTGGACGAAGTTGATATGACCGGCGTTTCGCACACCGTGAAGAACGCGTTAGCCGGACAGGGTGACGCGCCCGTGACCGCTCAGATCATCATGAACGACACAGCCACGACCGGCGCGACCGTTGTGCTGCATGGCATGATCGGAAAAGTCGGGACGCTTACCCTGCAATGGGGCTCAAACGGCGCGGCTCCCACTGCGGGAGACTTAGAGTGGGAAGGTGAATATGTGCTGCTTTCGGCGAACATCACCAACAGCGGCGGCAAGTTTGTTCACAACTGCTCATTCAAACCATCCGGCAGCGTAGCACCCGCCTGGGGTACTGTATAACGATGTCAAGACGGATAGAATGCCCACTCCCGCAATACCCGGACGCATGGATTGATTTGCCTGACGCGTGGCTTGGTGAGCACGTCCAGCGCAGAGATCAAGCGCTTGAGGCGGCACAGAAGTACGGGAGCGACTATATCACCCGTTTTTCAATCGCAATCGCGCTGCTGGACGACTGGAAACTGCCAGGCTTAGAAGGCAACCCCGAAAAGTGGGACTTCCTGAAAGTTGAATTGCAGATCATCGCCTGGGTAGTGCTGGAAGTGCTGAATGACTTTGGCAAATGTTTCATCGTCCCAAAAGCCTTATCCTCGCCGCCGCCGGTCGAGGAGAAAACACAGGCAGCGGGTGGAAGTTTGGCGAAGAAATAACGGTCAACTTCGGCGGCGTCTTTGAGATGTGGCAGCAGTGGGAGCGGTTTGGGGTTTTACCGGCATTAGGCGGGTGGATGTGCCAGCCGCTCTCATTGCTAATACAAATCAAGGCGGTTGACATGGCTTATAACACCGCGCAGTACATCGACAACGGCGGCGACATGGCGAAACTATCAGAAACACAGCGCGAATTGTGGAGGTTCATCGGTGGGTAACAAACTTGAAGTTGATATGGTTGTAAAGGCAGTAGCGCAGGGCTTTGAAAAAGTTTCGTCTGACGTTGCGTCTATCGGCAAATCTGGCGACGCGGCTAAAGGTGGAGTCAGTAACTTCTCAAACTCGATGACAGAACTTAACTCGGCTGTCAATCTCGC